TTTTAAAGTATCACCAAAAACAATTGTTTCAATACCAAATTCATTATTAGCAAATTCATCCTCCATCTTTTTAATATTTTTTAAAACATCATTATTAAAAGTTGAATTCTCATAATCAATTAATTCTGAATTTTTCTTGTTGTAAGGTATACCACCAGACGAAGTTGGATCAATTCGTGGAACAACACCATTACCATGTATTATTTCTATTTGAGATAATTCCCGTGAGGAATAATTTGACAAAAAACGTTCTGTTGCATATTCAACATATTTCATTGCTGTTTCATCACACACAAAAACTGGTTTTATGTTCTTCTTAACAGCACGATGCAGAATATTTTCACCATTTAAATCTTTACCTTTCAAAACAGCAGGAACACGTTCTATTTCGAACACTCCAGAAAGATTACTATTTACAATGGAGGTTTCAGATGGAACATGTCTATACTGGTCAGTATCAACAACAAAAGCAGATATTGGACTTAATTTCCTCATACTCCCAACTTCTGAACATTTATAAACTTCTGATCTGATAGAACGAGAAAAAGTTCGAGCTATTCCATTCTTTGAATTTTTCTCTAAAGCAACATGCATTCCTAAAATTTTTCCTTCACGATTGACTAACAAAGCCCCACACAGTCCATCAGCTTGATATGGATAAGAAAAACTTCCAATAGGAGCATGTACAGGAATCTGTGCAAAAACAAAATAACTCATATCATATTGTAAACGAGTAGGATATGGAATAGATAAACACTGATCAGGTGTAACAAGAAACAAATCATGGGATAATAATTCTCCAGAGAAACAAGAAGAAACATTCGTAAATAATCTAGGTTGATTAGACACAACATATGTTAAAATTGCAATATCAGCACTAACATTAACGTACTTAACCACAAATTCTTGCCCAGAAATTAATTGAGCACCTTCTTGATCTTCAGCATACACAACAACTTCATTTTGAACTGTCCCATTACAAATTAAAAAATGAGCAGGACAAATAAAAGAAAGACCATCAACAAATGTTATGATACCATTCACTGATTCATTATTTTTAAAAACCATCCGAGAGAAAAACATATTATTTCTAATTCGTTCAATTTCTGTTGGAAAACTTTCTGAAACTCTATCTGGATATATTGATTGTGCAGACCCAGGCATCTGAACATGAACTCGATTGACAACACGGGTTTCACGTTGAGTTTTTACAATAGATTTTGGTTCCCATATTTTTGTTATAACTTTTTGAGCTAAATAATTAATGGGCAACATTATCAAAGTAACAATTATACCTAAAGCAGTTCCCTCTAATATTTTTGTTACAAACCAATAATCATGAGAAAAACGTTGATACTTTCGCATTACATGGTTATAAAATTGTTGAACTGACAATCTTGCATCTTTGATTTTATCTATTAATCCTTTATTTAAAATATAAACAACAGGCGTTCTACACATAGGACATGTTGGACTTTGTCGCAACCATCGCGACACACAAGTTGTACAAAAAGAATGACCACATCCAAGCGTTGTAAAAGGTACTGGATGTGTATCTCCTAAACACACAACACATGTATTAGCTGTTGTAGTTAATAAAACAGCAG